GTCGGCGACGCGGGCGGGGGTTGCACCGCGAAACGGGTTGATCTTGTCGTCAATCTGTTTCTGCGTTTGCTTCTCGTAATTTTCCAAATCAGCGCGAGTAAAAGCCATGAAAAGTCTCCTGTTACACGGAATACGCTTCCGCGAGGCGGTCAGGTCTCACCCAGACACCCAATCAATCGGCCTTTTTGGCCTTCTTCGGTTTGGCAGCGGCCAGCGCTTTAGCGGCGGCGACCTTCTGCTCGTTCAACTCCTTCGTATGCTGCAGGTGCATTGCGTGCTTCTGGCGCATGCGCTCCATTTCAGCCTCGTGCGCCTGCGCGGCGCGCGACATCTCCAGCTCGTGCATTTGCTGCGCCCGCTGCGCTTCCGCCATAGCCTGCGACTGCGCGAGCGTCTGGTCGGTGTTGTGCTGCGCCACCTGCTTCTGTTGGTCGAGCTGGTGCTGCTGCGCCTGATGCGTCATGTCCTGTAGGTTGCCAACGTGCTTGGCGGCCAGATCCATCTGCGCGGACTGTGCGGCGTTCTGCTGATCGTTGGCGTTTGCGCCGATCTCGTGCGCCAGCTTGATGTTTGCCAGGTGCTTGCCGGCGGTCTCGTACTGGATCTTCTGCTGCTCGATGGGGCTCGCCTGGGCGCGCGATTGCGCGATGGTGGCATCTGCGCCCATCTTCTGCGCCTTACCCTTCAGGATCTGCATCTCCAGCTGCTGCTGCTGCTCCTGCATCTGCTGCTGTTGGCTCTTCTGCGAGCCGACACCCTGCTGCTTCTCTTTCTCCGTGGGCTGCACTATACCCTGCTGGATCAGCGGTATGCGCAGGCGGTTTGCCATCTCTTGCGCGTCCGGCGAGTCAATATTCTTCGCGATCAGATCCTGGATCACAGGCGCCGCGCTCGGCATCGCTTCAGCAAACGAGATCAGTGTGTCGAGCGCTTCCTGCCGCGCGGACTGGAAGCTGGGTCCGATGGTGACCTCAACGTCATACGACCCCTTCGAGAGGTCGTTCATGATGTCGCCGGTCAACGGGTGTTCTTTATTGATCTCGACCAGCTTCTCTACGCCGTCGTGTCCAATGATGCGCTCGACGCGCTCCGAATCCATGACCTTGGGGATCATGTCGATCATCATCTCCCACGTCAACTGCAGAGCGGAGCCGAAACCGTCGATAAACTCGAAACTACCCAGGTCAGAGCGCTTCGTGTGTTGCACGAGCGCCTTCCCCGATACGCGGTTCATGTCTTCCGCGTTACCCAGCGCAGGATCGAAGTAGCCGATGGTGGCCTGGATGTCTTGAATCGACATCTGCGCGAGCGCCATCGCACCCTGCGGTAGGTCGAGGGGTGGCGTGCGGAAGGGCATCCCACCCTCCGCGTTCTTGTCTACGTTGTACGGTAGGTACGGGCGGGAGGCGACGTTCGCCTGGTTCCACTCGTTCTCGTAGCCCTTGATCATCGCCTCAGTGACGAGGTACGGAGCCTTCGGTAGGAGCGCACTGCGCTCGATCATGTCCGAGGCCCGTGAGTTGTAGCTGCGCTGAGCGTCCTTTGAGTGACGGATCAGCGACTGGAACTTGCGGCGGCCCTCGATGTTGATGTAACGGCCGGGGACGCGGACGACCGGGATACGCTTCCAGTCGTAGTAGTACGGCCCTTCGAGGACGGTCGAGCCGTCGATCTTTGCCCACATCACCTGCCACTTAGTGGTCTTACGGATCATCAACTTGCCGGTTTTCTTGTTTTTTGCAATGCGCGTGACGCCCTGCTTTTCGCCCAGGCCGCTCTCTTCGAGGTGCGCTTCCGTAGCTTTCAGGTCCGCGTCGTACTCGCGCACGGACCCGTCGGTCATCTTGGCTATCCACTTCTCGCGCGGCACGCGCTCGAAGTACTCGGCTATGCGTACTTCCTTGTCGGTGAACCAGCCGTAACTGTCGCGCGACACGTTGAAGCTCTGCATATTGCCGTTCGGATACAGCGACTCGTAGATCTCGTCGGAGATGCGCTCCGCTACGATGCACTTGTTGGCGTCGCCAGCGCACGCGTCCGCGCACTGCGGATCCCACACCACCGTCTGCGGGTTCGAGATGTTGATGATACGGAGCACCTGATCAAACGCGCCGTCACCGTCGTCCTGCATGTAAGTCGGCATGATGCGCCACGCACCGAACCCGCCGGCTACCGCGAACTTGAACTGCTCTTTGTAGATCTGGTCCGCGCGGCTGCACTGCTCGATGGAGCGACACAGGCCGGCAAAAATGTCGGCCACCGCCTCAGATGCACCATCGGACGCCGGCCGCACCTTGCCAGCGGGCCGTGTCTGCCGCATGTCGGCGACCACCATGTTCACCGGTTGCAGGCAGCGGTTGAACGTGTAGCATGGTTTGCCGCGGCGGTTTTGTAGCACCACCGGATCCCATTGGCCCATCGCTTCAGCGTTATAGATGAAGTTCAGGTCTTCGGAGTGCATGCGGCGGTTTTCTTCAAACGCCCCAACTCCTTCGTCATAAAAATTTCGTATACGCGAGAGTAACGCACCCTCGTCTTCAATTTCAAATCCGGGACTATCCGGTAAAGACCCCCGTTGCCCAGGCACGTCGCCTATGAGGTCCCAATTATCAGATGCGTTACTGCTCACGGAACCGATCTCCGAAGATAGTCTAAAGCGCGTTCGATGCCGTCCTCGTCATCTCCTAGGAAGCCCAAGCCGGAGTTGCATATAAAACAAAGCCACCCGCGAAACTTTCCAGTCTTATGGTCGTGATCGCGCACCAGGCCGCGGCTATCCGGCACTCTTCCACAGCATTCGCACGTGGCTGGTGCTGGTCTAGTAGCCTCAGGCACGCCGCTATTTTTACGATCTCTAGCACGGTTCTTTTCAACAAAAGCGGGGTCTGATGCTCGCCTCTTAGCGTACGTGGCGCGCTTGTACGATAAAAAATCGGCGCTTTCCGTCGCGCTTCGGTTGCATGCTCGGCACGCCCCAGAAGAGACAAGGCGTTCAGACGTATGCCCTCGTTTGCACGGTTTTGCAGGGGAGTAAAACTTTTCACCCTTTTCCTGTGCTAGCCAACGCGGGTTATCGACTCTCTTCAAGTCGGGCACTCATCCAATATAGCGCGTTGTCCGTCGCCGATGTAGACACCGTCGAAGGTGTTCGCGGGGATGTACTTCGCCGGGCCGTCGTTCTTCCACTCGTGCACTTCTTTGCCGTCCTTCGTTTTCCGCCCGCTCGGGAGGAGGCGCTGGTGCTGCACACGGACCTGGTTTCGGATCGCTGGGTTCTTGAAGCTGTACGGGGCGACCTTACCCTTGCGCTCAATGACCAGATTGTTCATGCCGTGCGTGATATGCACGGTGTACGTGCCGAGCTGGACCTTACGGCCGTTCGAGTCTACGCGCCGAGGATCCTCATCCTGCTGGCACTCTTCGGTCAGCTTGCCGTCCGAGGCCGGGCGCTTCACGAAACGCCACTCAACGGAATGTGTGACGCCGTTGCCGGTCAGGTCTTTGTGCTCGGTTTTGTGGGCAGCCTGCTGTCGCAGACGGATACCCTCTTCGTGCTGTAGTTTCAACGTAACACTCACGTGGTCTCACCCTTCGCGCCTGTAGCGCGTGCAATTAAAAAATCAACCATCTCTTTGCTACGCCCTTTGAGCGAGTCCATCATCTGTTTGACGGTAACTACGTCTTTGGAGTAGTGGTAGAACATCAACTTGCGGCCGCTGAAGTCCACCAACAAAAACGCTCCGCGCTTGCGGAAGTCTGCCTCAACCTCGTGGATAGGTTTCACCCAGTCCACACGCCGCCCTGCGTAGCCATAGCCGGATCCCAAGCGAACCACGGCAGGCCGCCATCGCTGGCCGGCGGTGCTTTCGCCACCTCGAACCCACTCATCACGTTGTAGCGTGTGGCGTCCATCAAGTGATCGTTTTTCTTGATTATGTTCCCCTTCTCGTCGCGACGATACAGGCGCACTTCTTTGCGCCAGTTCATCAGCGTGCTGAAAATGCGCAACTGCTGCGTCGAGAGCATGTCCCAGGTCTGCACGAGGCCGGACACGACCGTGTTGTCTGCCTTGCTGACCTTGAGGCCGAGCCGACAGTAAGCGTCGATAAGCAGCTCGCCGTCGGGTCCGCGAGCCTTTTGAGCGGCAGGGTCTATCACACCGTGTATCCACGAACCGCGGCGATTTATTGCCGCGGCGTGCACGGCGGGATCGGCCTGGCCCCTGTAGTATTCGTCGTACGCCACCGCCGGGTAACGCTGGTTACCGGCGGCGTCTTTGAAACCGTTGTCGATGTCCCAGGCGAACCAGATCACCGCGGTGCAGTTCCAGCCCGGGTCCATGCCGTACGAGCGCGGCCAGTGCGCCGGTATGTCGAACGGCTCGATCAACATCACGTCTTCGGGGATCGGGTAGATAGCTCCGGTGCCGTGTCCGGGGATGCCTGACTTTCGCGCCTGCAGCTGCCACGAGGGTACGCCCGCGAGGATCTGTTTCATCTCTTTCTCACCTAAGTGCGGCACATCTTGCATGTCTAAGAACACACACGCACGCGACATTTACGCCACCGCAAAACGGTTTTTCTTCCGACTGTTCTCTTCCACTGATAGCAGTTGCAAATTCGCTGACACATGTAGCCCACTTACCAGCACCCCTTGAAGCGGGATTACGTGATCTACAGTTAGGTCAGCGTCTACCGCTCTATCGTAAAATGTTTGAATATCGTCCAGATCCGCCCAGGGCGGTATCCTCTGAAGCTGCGCCGCTTGACGACGTGCGTTAGAGGCATTACAGATGGCTTTTCCAGCGTCTGTTTTTTTGTATGCGGCTTGTCGATCCAGCATTCTCTGGTTGTTAAGCGTCTTCCATTTAAGCGACCATGTTCGATCCTTTATTGGATCTTTAGCGTACCGGTCTCGGCGACGCTGTCGCGCGCATTCTAAACAACGGGATTCTCGTCTTACCGAAGGTTTTCCTTGCTGCGTGGTATACGTGTACCAATAGAAACCGTCGTCTGGTTTCTGTTGGTTGCACGCTATGCACGGCTTACGTTGCGGTCGACTCTTTACCTCACTCATCTACGACTACCTCTTCTCCCTCACCCATGTCCCAGGCCGCGGCCGGCACAGCGTCCGGTTCTGGCGACAGGTCCGGCATAAACGCGATCATCAACTCGGAGACCCCTAGCATTGGTGTTTCGGTCAGCACCAGCGTCCCGTTCGGCTCGCCGGGGACCGTGCTCATGAGCCGGAGCAGGCACTCGGTGTAGATCTCAAGTTTAGGCTCTTCGTCCAAATGAATTCTGTGTTGACGTGTTCCCTGGAACGATTCTCGGCCCTGGTCGTACGACTTAAACTGGAGCGTAGACAGTCCGCCAGATACGTGCCTAACAAAAACTGATTCGAACGCGTCTGCCAGGCCGTGTTTCACCGTCCGCCGTTCCAAAAGGTCGCCCGGGATCATACCGGTGCCGTATGCCTGCTCCACGCCCGGCTTTCCGCAAAATTTATCCTGCAAAATGTCGCGCGTGTTCTTCGCGGTGTCCGTCGCGACCCACATATCTATCGGATGCGTGTAGCGACGTCCCGGCCACCAGTCCGGGTAGAGCCCGGTGAGGTGAAGAACGTCAGCAAAGCACCCGCAGTGCGTTTTCCCGGTGCGATTGCCACCAAATAGCGCAATCTCGTCGTCTGTTTTTTCCAGGGCGAAGAACTGCATCTGTTTCGGGTAGTGCGCCCGACCGAGAGGACAGTTTTTGAGGGCCGGGTGGTCACTAGGATCCTGAAACCAGGTCACTATTTGCGTCTGATCCTGGGTCCTCGCTCTCTGTTGCAGCCAGCTCAGCAACTTCGTCTGCTCCGACAGGTTCAGCTTCCCGGTACTCTGCTTCGACAGCATCTCTTTCAGGCTCTGCGGGAGCGGAGAGTAGACCCTGTCTATCAAATCTTGATAAGAGGTGGGTAATTTGCGCATTTATCTGGTCCGCGTTGAGATTTTGCTTGACGTTGAGGTCCATCTTCAGGCTCTCGCCGTACTTTTCCGGGAAAAAGTTCGCCGCTATGCGTCCGAGCATCCGGGCGTCGCCTTTTACCGCCGCGGCGCCGGCCGCGTGGTCGAAAACCGCCTTCGCTATCTGGTTGGCGTCGTCAAAATCTCTCTGAAAATCCGCGTTGTCGTTCAATTCCTTGTGAAATTGCACGTTGGTGGCGCCCACCGACCGCAACGCCTGCTTCATGTCGGCCGTGTTGGCGTACGTGATCAGGAACGCGCGTCGTTTTTCGTCTGTCCAGTCGAACTCATCGGTCACGCTCTGCGTCCGGGTGACGCCGATGCTCTCTTCGAGGCGGTTCACCGCGTCCCTGAAGGTCGCGTTCCAACTCAAGATCGCCAAAAATTCGGTCTCAGAGCGTCCGCAGGCGTCGGCAGCTAGCGCGAAGTCTTTCAGCTCCGCGTATTTTGCCAAAAAAAGCTTTTCGGCGGCGGTCGGTACGGGCGCCACCGTCCGCGGCAGACTTACGCCTTCCGGGTTTGTGCTCTTTTGCGTGTACTTGCGCCTCCGTTGCGCCTCCAGCTCCGGCACGCCCTTGCCGTATACTGGAATTTGACCGCGCTCGACGCGCTGACAGTCGACGCAGATGCTGCCGTTCGCTACGTAGCGCGCGGCGCGGTGCCCGGTGACACACAACTCCCCGGTCCAGAAGTGTTTCCAGCCGCGCGCTTTCGCCTCCGCGAGAGAAACGAACCGCGTCGGCATATGGTTGTACATGTCCGGCTTCCCGTCGCGCAGCGGCGCGACCGTCTCCGGCTTGATCTTGGGCCACTTACCCCACGGCGTTTTAGGAGCGCCAGGGGTTTTCGCTTTCGCTAGGCTGCCTAGCTGGTCGTCGTCGGCTACGTTCTGTCCCATACTAGGCGCGATGCCAATCCTCGCTTCCTGACATCCAGTTACCGTCTTTGTCATACCCGGCGGATTGTTGCCAAAGTAAACAATCTTGCAGCGACTCGTCAGGGTCGACGGAGTAGATCGCCTTCTGCCAGATGAAGGCAAGGTGCCCGATGCCTGGGAAGCCGCATTTGTCGAAGTCGACCAGGGTGATGTTGCGGAACGAAAATTCCACGACATCCCCAGGCTTCACTTGCATTGGTATTATTGCGCCCGTCTCCGGGCCGTCCTCGAAGTATAGTGTCTTGCCAGACAGCTTGCTCTTCGCGAACTGCATTACCTTGCCGCCGGGCCCGAGCACGGGAGGC